ACCATCAAGATCGAATATAACTAATTTATTATCATGCATTAGGATTTGGACCTGCATGTCTATGCCATTTGTTATGTCTAACAATAGCCTTTCCATTACATTTCATTACGTACTTATCTCTAACTCTCATTGACCATTCAACATCTTCTTCTTCATTCCATCCAAGACTTTCATTTAATGGCTCTTCAATCATTACATGTTTTTTAATCATAAAAAACCCACCAGAGATATACATATATTGAGTTTGACTCCAGTCATCATAATTCAAAGACCAGGCTCTTCCGTGACCTGGCTTATCCCATAAAGACCAATCCATAGGATTACGAGCACCTGTAATTAAATACTGAGGACAAGAACATATATCCCAATCTGTTCCAAACTCTTTAAAACTTTCATACCAATTTTGATCAAATATATGGTAGTCATGCATTAAAACTATATTTTCATACTTAGATTCTTTAACTAATATGTTTTTCTTTCTTGTAATCCACATTGGTTTTTGAGTTTCATCAAAGTCTACCTTACGAATATCTGGTCCATCAATGCCATCACTATCTCCACCACCAACAAATAGTATTTCATATTCTGGAATATTCATTCTTCTAATGCTATCTATGATATCTAAAAGTCTTTCTTTATCTTCATATACCGTTATTATTCCAAATGTCCATTGGATATCACTCATGAATGTTAGGTCTTGTACTTTATTATTATACACCAACCATTGGCTATGCCATTGATTAGACTTGTGTAACTCTGAGTCTGGCTTTATTGGTCCACCAAAATGAATAATACAGGCATGATCTAACGATTTCATAGTTTCAGAATGCTCTGCAAACCTATTATCAACATTATATTTTAATGGTAAAATCATCTTATTATTGTAAAATATTTCATTAATTATGTCTTGATCTATATATTGATATTTTCTATCTAGCATAGAATCAAACTTTAACTGTATATAATTTTCTCTCCAATATTTTAATGAAGTTTTATATACCGCAGAACTTATATATGGGTAGTCTGTGTCAATATCATAATAGATATCAAGAACCCCAGCAATTGGCATAGAATACTTTGCCTCTAAATAATCATCTATATTTTTTATAACTACAGTATCACAATCTATATAAGTTATCCAATCTACATCCCACGGCATAGCATCTGTAATACATGACTTTAAAAATATTGTTTCATCATACCAATGACTTTGATATAGCATATTATTATCTTCCCATGATTTATATTTATCACTGGTTATAAACTTTATGCTTATTCCGTTTCTAATTTTTGTAAAATAATCAATTATTTTATTTTTTTGATCATCATCAAATTCATTATCTTTTGTTAATATATAAATATTAATATCTACTGTTGAGTTATTAATTAGTGAATAACAAGATGTTTTAAATAGATTAAAGTATCTTTTATCTACAACATAAACAACATCAGACATTTAGTTTATTTTCTTTTTGCCAATAATGCTGGAAAGTCTTTAACTTTGGTATCACCCATATAAGACCAAGCATATCCTTGATCAATCATTGCTAAGTTTAAATTAACACCATCAACAAATAACCAACCTAAAATTCTTCCATACTTTTCAGACGAGTCCATTTTTTCGGTTTTAATAACTACAGTTTTTGCATGTTCTAGTGATTTTTTAAGCCAATCTTTTGATTCTAATCCAAGTTTCTTTTCATATGCATCTTTAGTTCTAGATTCTGGAGTATCTATACCAGCCAATCTAACTCTTGATGAAAATGATATATCAAAGCCTAGGTCGATATCAACATCTATTGTATCGCCATCTACTATCTTATTTACATTTCTTACATGATATTCATACATGATATTATTATACCTTATTATGAATCTGCACTTGCTGTAGATCTCTTTAATTGACCCGTTCTTATACCATGCTTATAGGCTAAGTTTTCTGCTTTTCTACGAGCCTTACGAGCAGAACGTTTTTTAATTGCATCCCATGCAGCAGCCTTTTCTGGTCTTTTAATTAAGTTATACCCACCACGACTTTTACCAGTTGCCCCAATGTTTGGCTCTTTAGGGTTTTGTTTTTTTGCTTTACCATTTGATCTGTTAGTATTTCTTTCAGATGTTTTCTTTTGTGCCATTATTCTCCTTATACTTCTAAATCTAGTGGTGTTGGGGCGGTAACAAGTGTACCACACTCTGCACATTCTGCATCTAACAAATATTGTTCTATATTGTATTCTTCATCAAATGTAACTAAAACTTTAAATATATTAGTACCACAAATTGGACATACGCTTGTTGGTATTCCTCTTGCGTTTAGGGACACTGTTCTTCTTTCTTAAATACTCGTAAATTTCTGGTTCTGTAAATATCATCATACCGCAAAAAAATAAAACTGTCAACACAAAATCCCAACTCAAGAGCCTTTTCTAGTATCTGACCAAGTAGCCCAGTTAACTGAGGTCGTCTTAACTTTTTCTGCAAAGGTCATGCCACAGGTGCAGGCAATATCTTTTAAACGCTTACAATCTTCACAGTAATTTGATTCAGACATGGATACTATTATACTCCTTGAAAGTGTTTTAGGCAACCCTCCGACCCAAAACGTGCAGTCCCTGTAACTTGATCCGCACTTCCCATAACTACTATTTTGCTGTTTTATCTACTGAGTTAAAAGCAGAATTGATTTCATCAATGCTAAGTCTTCCATCATCAATGAATCCTCGTGCTAGTTTCTCAACTACTGTAGCAACACCTAGAGTTCCTGCAAGTATTATTGCACTCATGGTATCGATACCGATAATTGCACCAGCACCAATAACTCCAAGTCCATTGGCTGCAAATACAGCGATTATTCTAAGAAGTATATTCTTGATACCACTGACTGCTCCCATTGCCTTTTCGTCATCTAATTTTGTTTCTTTTGCCATTATTATTCTCCTTCCCTTATTCGTATAGTTATTAGCCATACAAACAAGACAGTTATAATTGCATACCCTACGATAGTTTTTGCACTACCCTCGAGTACTAGCCATGCTGCGAACATACCTAGTAATGTCCACAATTGGTTTAATGTTTCTACAAATGCTTCTACTAGCCATGCCCATATAAATTTAACTACTGTCCATACTTTATTTAGTATCCATACAATCAATTTCCAGATATTTATAAATACCCATTTAATTGCATTCCAGATACTTGTAATAATCCAGGTAATAACTTGACTTGCTTCTTTAATTACCCCGATTATTCCTTTATATATACCTTTAAGTATCTTCCAAACAAGATTAAGAACATATTTAATTACCGCCATAACCTTGATTAGAATAAACTTAACTAGGTTTATGGGTAACATAACTACGAACTTAACTGCTTTGAAGATAAACTTAAAAGGTTTTAGTATTGCCTTTATCATGTTATCCTCCTTATTTCTGCTCTTGCATTCATCTGTACTATGCTTGAAGACATTGCTACAGATCCTATTAATTGACCCACAATAACTGTTGCAACAACAACTGTTTGTGAGTCCTCTCTTTCTTCTTCTGTCATATCAGCACCCAATTGTCCAAGTGCTTCTAACACTTGTCCTGGATCTGATACAAACTCTCCTAATAAGGCCCCAGGATCTGACAGTTGTTCAAATACAACTGCAACACCTGCTTCTAATTCAACACCTTCACGGTATTCAATTATTTGATTTTCATCTAATTGTTCTAAAAATTCTAAAGTTTGCTCATCATTTAATCCTTCAATTAAATCTGCTACTGGCATTGCTTCATCTACTTCATAATTTTCAATTAATAATTCTGCAATGTTTTCTAATTGTTCATCTGTAATTTCTTCTTCATTAACCAATAGTTCTTCAATTGCATTATCCATTTCTTCCTCAACTGCTATAATTTCTTCTATAGGAGTTGGTTCTGGTGAAGGTTCGATTACAGGTTCTGGTTGTGGCTCTTCTGTCACTTCTGGTTCTGGTTCCTCTATCACTACTGGCTCTGGTTCGAATGTTGGCTGAGGGTTTGGGTCTGGTTGAACTGGATCAGGAGTTGGACTTGGAGTTGGATCAGGACTAGGTGTTTCTGTAGGCGTAGGAGTAGGGCTAGGGCTTTCTGTAGGTGTTTCTGTAGGTGTTGGTGTTGGGGTAGGAGTAGGAGTAGGAGTTGCTATAGGGGTTGGTGTAGGACTTGGAGCAGGTGGCTCTGTAATAGTTTGAACACTTAATGGAAAAACTTCGCCGTTATATGTATATCTGGCACCATATCTAGCAGTTGCTGGTGCATTAGAACTTACTTGA